TATAATGTCTAGCTTGCTGGGTGAATCTGATAATTCTGTAAACCAAGTAATATTTCAAGGGCCAGGTGTTAAGCCGATGTCGTATGAAATAGAGCCAATAAATGCAAATGATATAAAGTCAGGTGTAAAAATAGACTTTTCGTCTTCAAAAGGTTCACTAACTCAAGCTACAATTTTTAATTATCTTAAAAAATTAAAGTATGTAAGAGATCCAAAAGGATTTGATAAAGACATACAATCAGCAATAGATGAAATTATAGAAGGCGGGCAAGCTAAATACTGGGTAATATTTAGAGGAAAGTCCTCACCTCAGATGAAAGTTATTCCTGCTAAAGGTAAGAATTTTAACTATTCTGTAATTAGTCAAAATGGAATTAAATTTAAAGAATTAGAATAATGATAAAACTAAAAGACATATTATTAGAAGCAAAGTGGGATAACATTGCAGGAAGAGTCTGGGACTATATCATTAGCAATGAAATAAGAGTATCACAGGAAAAATTAAAAGAAATATCAGATGACGTCGCAAGACAGAGTAAGATTAGTAAAGACGGTTTGTACAAGGCAGTTAAAAGGGTAGGAGAAGAAAAGAATTGGTTTACTAATTTTATTATGACACCTGGCAAAAAAGGCGCAGGAGTCTTTAAGTGATAAAATTAAAGGATATATTAATGGAAGAAAAAGTTATGAATACTGCTGGAATAATATTAAGAGATCCAATCGCAGGTGTTGTGTTGGTTAAGGATGCAACAGATGCGTATGAGTGGGGAATTCCAAAGGGTAAAGTGGAGCCCGGAGAAGAACCAATCGATGCAGCATGTAGAGAGACGATAGAAGAAGTTTCTATTTTTGTCAAAAAACAAGGATCACATTTAAACAGCCCAGTTGAACTAAAAGCCACAAAGAAAAACTCAAGAGGTGGTAACTTTTATATTTATGAAACAAGAATGAAGATGGCTGTTTTACCAACTAAAAGTTTAGAGCACGAAGAAGTGCGGTGGTTTGATAAACTACCAGACAGAACAGATCCACGAATGAAGGATTTAATCTAATGAAAACACAATTATTATGTACGTTTTGTACAAAACAAGACTTTGAAGACACTACACAATTAATCAGCATGGCGTCTGAAATAGTATTTAACAAGATATACGTTTTTGAGAATATGGACGATAACAATTCTCTAATCTGCACATATAACGTAGAAAAGACAGAAGATTTTATACAGAACAATAAGACTATGGCAATTCACAGAAAGAAAGAGACAAATACACTATACACGATTAATGCTTTAAATGAAGCAATAAGAAAAGAGAACAATGGTGTATTGGATAAGTCTTACTCATTAAACTGGGAAAGCTATAGAAATTCATTACTGCTTACAAATGATGCAGGATTGAATGTGATAAGGACTAAGCTATATAAAATTATTAATGTTTAAAAAAATATATATAAAAACTGATTTTTGGGTCTTTAACAGTATATATATTATTGCTTATTAAAAATGCTATTAAAATAAAGGCCCGAACGATTTTTAGTTTCCACTATATTAAAAGCTTAAAAACAGCTGTGGCCTTTATTTTTTTAAAAATGTTATAAAAAATTTAATTTTAAAAATGTTTCGCAATAAATATAAGCGTATTAATTGAATAATGAACACTTAACTAAGGAGTAATGACACATGGACTTATCCGTAATAAAATCCAGGTTATCACAACTACAATCAACCAATAACAGAACCTCAAATCTATGGAAACCTTCACCAGGCAAGACACAGATTAGAGTTGTGCCTTATAAGTTTAATAAGGACAATCCTTTCATTGAGTTGTATTTCCATTATGACATGGGCGATAAGAATTACTTATCTCCAATTTCATTTGGACGTCCTGACCCAATTGAGGAGTTTGCTACTAAGCTAAAGACTTCTGGTAATAAAGAAGACTATAAGCTTGGTAAAAAAATCGAAGCTAAGATGCGTACTTACGCTCCTGTCATCGTAAGAGGTGAAGAGAACGAAGGCGTAAAATTCTGGGGCTTTGGTAAAATGGTGTATCAGGAATTACTTTCTGTTATCGCAGATCCAGACTATGGTGACATCACCGATCCAGTAAATGGTCGTGATATTGTCGTTGAGTTTAAGACCAGCGAAGAAACAGGACGTGCTTTCCCGATGACGACTATTAGGGTTAAACCTAATCAGACGCCTCTCACAGAGAATGCCGACGTTATGAAGACTGTTAAAGAAACACAGAAGCCAATCACTGACATCTATTCTGAATTAGAGTATGATGATCTTCAAAAAGCACTAGAAGGCTGGTTAAGCCAAGAAGGTGATGTTGATGATAGTGAGGTTAATGATCCAGCAGTTGGAGCTAAAGCAGCTACAGCAACTGAAGACGTTTCTTCAGCATTTGACGATCTATTTAATTCATAAACTTAGGAGAACGCGATGAGCGAGAGACGAGATGTCCTTGCTAGCGAGCTAGCAGATAGTCTAAACTCTAAGATAAAAGGGCAAAAAGTTGCCTTCTTCTTGGACGGATCCGATGACACACCAACAGATATTAATGACTTTATATCTACAGGATCATCCTTGCTTGACTTGGCAATATCAAACAGACCGAATGGTGGAATAGCAGTGGGAAGAATAACCGAAATTAACGGTTTACAAGCTTCCGGTAAATCGCTGCTTGGCGCACATATTCTTGCTGAGACACAGAAAAAAGGTGGTATTGGCATCTATATTGATACAGAAACTTCTGTAAGTAAAGAGTTTTTAGATGCAATAGGAGCTGATACTCAGAATATCCTGTATCTTCACATGGAAACTGTTGAAGATATATTTCAAGGCATTGAAGACATCGTGACTAAAGTAAGAGAAAGCAATAAAGACAAACATGTAACAATACTTGTTGATAGTCTTGCAGCAGCATCTACTAAGGTTGAGATGTCGTCTGATTATGATAAAGACGGATGGGCTACTTCAAAAGCTATCATTATTTCTAAGGCTATGCGTAAGATTACGCAGATGATTGGTCGTCACAAAATAACACTAGTATTCACTAACCAGTTACGTCAAAAGATGGGAGTCATGTTTGGTGACCCTTATACAACAAGTGGCGGATTGGCTCTACCTTTTCATGCATCAACACGTATTAGATTATCAAATATGGGTATGATAAAAGATAAGGAAGGCAACGTAATTGGACATAAGTGCCGTGCTAAAATCGTTAAAAACCGCATTGGCCCTCCATTAAGAACATCAGACTATGAGATGTATTTTGACAGAGGTATAGACGATGAAGGTGGCTGGCTTGCGCAATTAAAGAATCTTAAGATTGCACAAACAGCAGGTGCTTGGTATACTATCGACTACAAAGGCAAACCAATTAAATTCTTATCAAAAGACTTTGCTGATAAACTTGCAGAGAATGACGGATTAAAAGAATATCTTTATGAAAAGATATGTGATGAAAGCATTCTCCAGTATGAAGACAAGCGAGGAATTGATGATGTTGAATTTACAGATGAAGTAGTGGACGGCGATCTTGCTTAACAAGCGATATAGTGAGATACTGAAGCAGATAGGCAATGAAGCCAACAAGGAACGAGACATTAATGATCACGTCCTGGTAATTGACGGTTTAAACAATTTTATCAGGACGTGGGCTGTCTCACCCGCAACTAATGCAAATGGACAACACATAGGTGGTATCGTCGGATTCTTGCAGACAATAGCTCTAGCAATCAGGACGTTATCACCTACCAGGGTTATTATTGCATTTGATGGTAAAGGTGGATCTGCTCGTAGAAAGAAAATATATCCTGATTATAAGGCAGGAAGAAAACCACTAAAAAGGCCAAATAGAATACAAGGCGTAAATGATGAAAATGAAGCTGAAAATATGCGTATGCAATTTTCACGATTAATAGAATATCTTAATGTCTTGCCCGTCACGTTTATTACAGTTGAAAACATAGAAGCAGATGACACAATAGCTTATATTGCAAATCAAGTCTTGAGAACTTCTAAAATTACAGTCATGTCCACAGACAAAGATTTTTATCAGATTGTAAATGATAGAATTTCAGTATGGTCACCTACTAAAAAAGTTTTATATGATAGAAAGCGACTTGAAGAAGAATTTGAAATATTAGCAGAGAACTTTGTATTCTACAGAATTATAGATGGGGATAAGTCAGATAATATCCCAGGAGTAAGAGGACTAGGTCTGAAAACAATTAGGAAAAAATTTCCACTTTTGACAAATACAGAAATAGTTAATATAGATGAATTTTTAAATGTTACAAAATTAGATGAACACAAAGATCTACTTGAAAGAAACTACGACTTAATGCAACTTAAGGATGTAGACATTGCTGGAAATGCAAAATTACAAATAATTGATCAAGTAAACAATGGTTCTGGAAGACTAGTAAAATATAAGATTCATAAAATGTTTTTAGAAGACACAATTGATCATGCAATCAGGAATCCTGACGTCTGGTTGCAGGACAGTTTTAACAAATTAGAATTAATACTACAAAATGCCGCCAATAAATGATGCACTAACAAAGTACGGGTCAGTATTTCAGACAAAAATAATTACTAGTCTTTTAGCAGATCAACAGTTTGCAGTTACAATATATGACATGTTGCAACCGGAATTATTAGACACAGAAGCAAAGCAGTGGCTTGTAAAAGCCATTAAAGATTATTATTATGAATACAAACTAACCCCTTCACTACAAACTTTAAAAATAAAATTAAATGAAGTAAATGCAGATCTACTTAGAGACTCAATAGTAGATGAACTTCGAGAAGTTACAAAAAATCTAGAAGCACCTGACTTAGACTTTGTAAAAAAT